CTTAATCAATCTTGGGTACTGCGGGCGCACCGCCTAAGCGCACTGAACTTTATTTATATTATAACTGGTTTACTATTTATTATTAATATAAGGGTCTATTTTCTTTTCTATGTCTTTCTTGTGGTATAAATGGACAATGTTTAATATCTAGGGTCTGGAACAATTTTCGAATTGATTTTTGAGTTGGAAAATATAAAGAATCAAATTCCAGTGATTCGTAATCCTCTTTTTCTATTCCATGTTTTTTATATCTTCTATTTTCCAACATAGGACGAGCACGTGGTCTGTAACTTTCATATAACATAGCTTCAACACCCATTCTTCTTAAGAACTTATAAGCAAGAAGATTTGTACCATGTGTGTCTATCATCAAACCTGAGATGACATCAAGATAAACCTCGATATCAGACACATCACTTGAAGTGGTTACGGATTTAAAGATATAATCTTCAATGGAACGAAATGTCTCACATTTACCTTCACTGTTTTTGAAAAAATAACGTTTCAAAAATACCGGACCTTTGGTAATAACATATCCTCTTATTGGATCTATGATGGAGTAGGGAGAAAGAAACTCACCTGATTGAGACCATTTCAAAGCGGCACTCTGAGTTTTCAAGAAGATGTCAAATCCTTCCAAGGTAAGTTTTCCATAAAAACTGGGGACAAGGGGAATACGAATGAGGCCATCATCACCTTGAAAAAGAGTTCGTAACCAATAATCTACAATGGCTTTCTTATATTCATCTTTTGTTAAAGTACTGGACAAGTACTTTTCCCAATAAATGACCATATGTTCTGTGTTCGCGTTACTAGTATTATAGTCACCACTGGCCAAAAGACCATAAATTTTAACCCAATATTCTTTATCTATACACATCATTTTGAAAACAGTATTTGTTAAGAGATAATTAAGGTATGTTTCATAAATGAAAACATCAACAGGACTTGATAAAGATCTATCAAACATATTATCTGACTTTCCAATATTCATAGTTAGATCATAACATTTGAAAGCCATATCTTTTTTAGAAACATCTAACGACCACCAACGAGCTTCTGGGCCATCAAATTCACAATAATCAGCAAATCGTTGAGCTCCACCTTTGTTCCAACTTAAACCTACCATATTAGAACCACGTCGTTCACAAAACTCATGATATGGCTCACAGGTCTGTTTTGCAATAATAAAATGAAAAAAATTTTTTATGACGAAAAGACGCAATTTATCAATATCATCACCTGGGGACTGAATCGGACCTTTATCAATTTTTCCGTGACGAGCTTCAGCTTTAATAGAGAGACGATCAAAACTACGAAGAATGTGATTTATATCTGGAATTTTGTTAGGATTGATTCTGTATTGTTCTTCTATGTACTCAGTGCAAGAACAAATACAATTAAGGGACCAACAAAGGCCTGAGACTTATCCATGGTAGGACCAAAT